CAGAAAAAGTAAAGCGCACACGGAAAGTAAAGCATGACAACAGCATTGCAGATAATTGATAGAGCCTATTCGCTCTTAGGTTTCAAGGCTGCGGGTGAAGCGTTGTCGGCTGATGACACGCAGTATGGACTCGATGCTTTGAACTCCATGATTGACTCATGGAACACGCAAGGATATTTCATAGTCTCTGTGAATGAAGTGACAGCAACTGTCTCTGGACAGTCAGCGACTATCGGCACGGGTTTGACTTTCAACACTGTTCGCCCGACAAATATCAATTCAGGCGCTTTTACCCGAATCAATGGGGTTGACTATCCCCTGTATGAGATAAACCGTGAACAGTACGAGCGTATTACGGTTAAGACCATATCCAGCACGTTCCCTCAATACTTCTACTATGACGGAAACACCGACACGGCGCGGGTGTGGTTCTTCCCTGTTCCTGTTTCTCCGGTAGAGGTTCACCTTCCTTGTGATGTGTACCTGACTCAGTTCGCAGATACTGGCACGTCCTATTCGTTAGTTCCTGGTTACAAAAAGGCTCTTGAATATTCCCTAGCTGAAGAACTCGCACCGGGTATCAAACCGCTTGACCCAATGATTGCCAGGACAGCAGCGAATGCGCGTCGGGCTATTCGCAGGACGAATGTAAACATTCCAGAGTTGAATGCAAACATTCCAAACCCGCGCCTTAACTTCTACATCGGACTATGAGCAAGATTCGTGTTCCGCTAGTTGGGCCAGCGTATGAGTCCCGCAGTTCCAATGCTGACGCACAACGGGCGGTGAACTGTTATTTGGAAATGGACAGCAGTTCCCCACGCGCTCCAATGGCCCTCTATGGGACACCGGGGACTATCCTGCGGTTCACACTGCCTACCTATCCAGTTCGTAGTTGTATTACTCAGGACACTTATTCCTATTGGATAGCAGGCAACACGGTATATCGCGTTAATTCGTCATACGCATATACCGCACTTGGGACTATCGGTACTTCAAGCGGTGAGCTTGGCATAGCTTCAAATGGTCAGCAAATCCTGATTGTTGACGGTTCGGCTGGTTATCTTGTGACCACCTCAACTGGTGTGCTGTCAACCATTACAGACCCAGACTTTCCCAATGGGGTAAAACGAGCCACTTACCAAGATGGCTACTTTATCGTGTCGGCTAAGACTGGCTCGCCTTCGTTCTGGATTAACACCACGGCTTACGACGGTGCAGCATGGGATGCACTCGACTTCGCATCTGCTGAAGGTGCACCGGACAACACAATCGGGATCATTTCAGATCATCGTGAACTCTGGTTATTTGGAGATCAATCGGCTGAAGTGTGGGTAAACACTGGTTCGACTGACTTCCCATTTCAGCGTTCGGGGAATACGTTTATCGAACACGGCTGTGCCGCAGGTGGAACTGTAGCTAAAGCAGACAACACCGTTTTCTGGTTGGGTGCTGACGATAAAGGGCATGGAATAGTGTGGAGAGCCAATGGCTATACACCAATGCGGATTTCTACCCATGCGCTTGAGTTCGCAATGGGTTCATATACCTTGTCAGACGCTTTCGCCTTCACCTATCAGCAGGAAGGGCATATTTTCTATGTCCTGACATTCCCCACAAACGGGGCTACATGGGTTTATGACGCAGCCACGCAGCAATGGCATGAACGTGCATGGAGAAACCCGTCTACGGGCGATCTAGGGCGCTGGAGGGCCAATTGCTCGTGCTTCTTTGGCGAGCACCTTGTAGGCGATTGGGAAACAGGGAAAGTCTATGCGCTCGATCTCAACACCTTCACCGACAACGGCGATCCATTGATCCGGATTCGGGCCAGTCAGACTGCGGAAAACCTTCAGGAAAGAATCTTCTTTGCTTCGCTCCAGATCGACATGGAAACTGGAGTGGGTCTGTCTTCCGGTCAAGGCTCAGACCCTCAGTTGATGCTCAGGTGGTCAAATGACGGTGGCCATACCTGGTCGAGTCAAAAGACTGCAAGCATCGGGAAGATTGGCGAGTACGGCAACCGGGCATTGTTCCGTAGATTGGGGCAGGGCAGGAATCGTGTTTGGGAAATATCCCTGAGTGATCCGGTGAAGTTTGCCGTGATCGGCGCGGTGGTGTATATATGACCGCCTTAGTCCTTTTCCCCTCGCGCGTTCGATTTGTCAATGACGATGGAACACTGACCGCAGAGGCTTACCGGGCCTTGACCGAGCTGATGAACAGAACGGGCGGCATTCTTGGTACTTCCGGGACTGATACTTTTTCCGACATTGTTGGCGATGCTTCCAAAACAGACTTGAACATTGCCTACACGGATGTTCAGCAAAACCCAATGCCTGATGCACTCAACAGCGAGTTAGTAGCTCAACAGGTGATCCAGTCAGATTCAATACCTGACATTGTTCAAGCAGGCCCAATCGGGATAAACACCACTATCACAAGCGCCTTGCTTGTCGGCAAGACCATCACCGTCCAGGACGGCATCATTACAGGATTCGCATAATGCAAAGACTACCTTCTCGCCTTGTAGATGGCTCTCAACTCACAGCAGTTGCGGCGACGTACTACACAACACCAGCAAACACGTTGACTACTATTTCAGCGATGACTCTGACAAATACTACGGCTGGAGCAGTTACGGCAACTGTTTACCTTGTGCCTAGCGGTGGTTCTGCCGGGGTTTCAAACTGTGTGCTATCTGCTCGTACGTTAGCGGCTGGAGAGTCATTCAATGTGGGTTCGGCTATCGGGCAGACAATGGCTGCTGGTGGAACTATTCAAGCGCTTGCAGGCTCTGCTACAAGCATCACCTTAGTTGCTTCTGGGTATGCCACAAATCCGTAGCATGTTGACCCAACAACGACTTAAATAGGTTTTGAGTTACGACTCAAAAACTGGCGTCTTTACGTGGCTTGTGAATAAAAACGGATATGGTGGTGCTGCCAAAGTTGGACGAACTGCAAATAACGTCAACGCATACGGATACAGGAGAATTGGTATCGATGGCGAAAGGTATCTCGCACATCGTATTGCATGGCTTTATGTATATGGCGAATTTCCAAAGGCGCATTTAGACCATATCAACAGAGACAGGCTTGATAACAGAATCGCAAACTTACGTGTGGCAACTGATGCTGAGAATTTGCAGAATCAAGCCGTACGCACAGATAACACAAGTGGTGTTAAGGGCGTTTCTTGGGATAAAAAAAGAAAAAAGTGGTTTGCAAAGATCACACATAAGTACAAGCAAATAGCACTTGGATGCTATGAGTCTATTGAAGATGCTGCGGCGGCTTATGCAACGGCTAAGGCCAAGTTCCACACCTTCAATCCTGCTTCAATTTAAGGACAAGAAATGGCAACACTAGCTGAACAAACAGCGGAAAACAGAGCAAAAGGGCCAAAACCTGGACAGGTTTGGTACAACCAGCGCGACCCATTAACGGGAAGGGCTAGAGAAAGCGCACCTGCTACGCCTCAAGGCTTGATTGATGCCCAAAACGGGGTTGCTGGTTTCTATGGCGACCCTTCTTTACAAAATCAAGATGGATTCTTAGCCAAGACCATGCAAAGCGTTGGCGACTCAATGCCTACATGGGTTCCGCTTGCTATGGCTGCGGCTGGTGGTTACGGTGCATTGGGTGGTGGCGCGGCTGGTGCAGGTGCGGCTGATGCCGCTGGCCTTGCGGGTGCAACCTCTGCGCCTGTCTATGGTGGGACTGTAGGTGGTTGGGGCGCATTGGATGCGGCTGGTGCTGGTGCAGGTGCGGCTGGAGTTGGGGCTGGTGCGGCAACTGCTGGTGGTGGCGCATTGGGTGCTGGCGCTGACTTTGGCCTTGGCTCTGGCGCAATTGGTGCTGGTTCCGCGGGTGCTGCGGGTGCGGGTACGTTGGCTGGAGATGCTTATCTACCTTCCGCACTGGGTTCAAAAGTTGCAGCAGGTTCCGCTGGTACAGGCTTGTTTGGCTCTGGCATATCTGGCGCTCAGGCTGGACTGTATGGTGCACAAGCATTAGGTGGTTTGGTTGGCATGAATGCAGCGGATAAGGCTGCAAGCGCCCAAATGGACGCAGCAGAGAAAGCCAATGCTACGCAGCGTTATATGTTCGACACGATTCGTGCAGACAATGCGCCATTCCGTCAAACAGGTTTAGACGCGAATAACAAGCTCGCTGAAATGATGAAGGCGGGGCAGTTTGACAAACATTTCTCTACTCAAGACTTAGCCAACGATCCTGTCTACAACAGTGGCCTACAGTTTGGGCTAGATCAAGGCACACAAGGCATCAACCGTCAAGCTGCGGCTGGCGGCTCGTTCCTCTCTGGTGCTACGTTGAAAGCTCTGACGAAGTACGGCAACGACTATGCTTCTACTAAGGCGAACGACGCTTACAACCGCTTCAACACTGACAACACCAATCAGTACAACCGCTATGCAGGTTTGTCTGGTGCTGGACAACAAGCTACAAATCAAACCAGCGCAGCAGGCCAGAACATGGCTAACAACATCAGTTCAAACCAACTTGGCGCAGGTAACGCGCAAGCCTCTGGCTACATGGGGCAGGCTAACGCTTTGAGCGGTGCAATTGGCGGCGCTACAAACCTGTATGGCCAGAATCAGATGTTGAACATGCTTCAGCAAAACCCCTACCGTTCTTCATACACAGGATAAATCATGGGAATTGATGCAAGCATAGCAATGGGGTACAAACAGCCCCAATTTGATTCCCCTGTTAACAACCTTGCACAGATCATGCAACTGCAAGGCGCACAACAGGCCAATCAATTGAACGGCATGAAGTTGCAACAGCAGCAAGTTGCCAATGACCGTCAAAACAAGCTCTATTCGATAATGAATGGACTTCCCGCAGACGCTACTGATGAACAACGGAGTTCCGCTCTTAAAGGTTCTGGGTTCTTTGACCAAGCAGACCTGATAGACAAAAATGCAATTGCAAGGCAAACAGCAAAATCTGAAGGACAAGCAAAAGCGGCAAAAGCCTTGACCGACTTTGCAAGTATCTCGCGTGACTTGGCAACCAATGTAATGACAGCGCCAACGCCAGAAAATGCAATGGCGGCTTTGGATCGTGCGGCCCAATATCACAAGCTGCTTGGATTTGGCGATTTGGATACGACTCTGGAAAAGGCAAACATTTCAAAGATGACTAGCCCAGAACAGATCAAGCAATGGGCAGCAGGCCATGCGTTGATTGCTGAGAAACTATTGCCGAAAAATATCAACTTCACCGCTGGAGATCGTGAAGTTAATCAGAGTATTGACCCTGTAACTGGACTGCCAACGGAAACTGGTTCTACTGTTATCAGGCAATCTGCTGACAACAGGGCAACAACTGGTTTAGGTTACGCCAAACTAGGCGAAGAAAAGCGCCATAACACCACGGCTGAAGGCTTGGAAGGCCAAAAGATTGCACAAGGCAAAGTGCAAGTCATCAACGACCCTGTACGTGGCCCGATTCTAGTAAACACTCAAACAGGCATGGCACGCAATGCGGTTGGCGCAGACGGACAACCAATTCCTGGCGAGGTTCCTGCTAAACGTGAAGCCAATGCCAAGAACTTAATGTCTGTTCTTGATGAAGCTGACGGTCTTATCAACAAAGCGACAGGTTCATACCTTGGCGCTGGTGTTGACCAAGTTGGGCGCGTGTTTGGTGGCGCAACTGGTGGGGACAAAGCCATTGCACAGCTAAAGGTGCTAGAGGGTAATCTGATGATGAATCAGCCTCGCATGGAAGGCCCACAATCTGATAAAGACGTTTTGCTTTATCGCCAGAATGCAGGGCAAATTGGTGATCCAACAGTGCCAAATTCCATCAAGAAAGCTGCATTGAAGGAAATTCGCAAAATCACTGAAAAGTATGCTGGCGTGGCTCCTGCTGGTGATGACATTCATGCACAGGCTGACGCTATCCTTCGCGGAGGCAAATAATGGCAACCGCTGATGAATATGCTGCATGGATTGTTAAAAACGCTGACAAGAAGGGTACGCCCGAGTTTGATACTGTCGCTAAGGCTTACCAAGCATCTAAGGCTGCTCATGAGCCTGCCCCTACGACGGTAGCGCAAGACATTAAGCAAGGCGCAGGCAACCTAGTCGCTGGTGCTGTACGTG